ACCCGTAGTCAGAGCCGTACCTGCTTCATCGCCCACGACAACATTATAATTACCACCGCTTGCAATGCTGTTACCTGCGTTGACACCTGCGCGGAAGTTGCTTGTTCCTGCTGAAGCCGTGATGATATCTGCGCCATTAGCAAAGGTTACGTCTGCCGCAAAGTTTACAGCACCGTCTACGTCCACGACATCAAGGTTAGTTATACCGTCTACGTCTAGATCGCCACCAACAGTTAAATCATCGCCAACAACAAGATCGTCAACTTTGGTAACTCCCGCTAGGTTTAAATCTGTTAACAAGTCATAAACAACAGCACCTGACCCCAGACCATCACCTGCAATTAATTTAACTTCTCCTGCAAGAATTGCTACGTTAGCTCCACTACCCTGCGTAAATGTAAGAGTTGCGGAAGTAGCATTTTCCATGATGTACATTTTGGAAGAAGTATTTGGCAATAAACTTATAGTACAAGCTTGTCCACCACCTGTAAGCTTAAGGTACATAGACCGATCTACATCTAAAGAACCATCACCTTGAGTAATGTTGTCAGTGGATGCGTTTGCTATAGCTCTTGTTCCATACCCAAAAGCCTGACCAATCATTTCAAGGTTTGTATTGGTTTCTGTTCCCCAAGTACCTGCGGAGTCACCTGTTGCAATTTCCTTAAGTCTTAGATTATTGACGTATGTTGCCATTTAAGCTACCTCTTCCCAGTCAGGGATTTTATTGTTGCTAATTATTGTATAATTTGGAATTTGCCCTGCATTAATTAAACTCCATACTTGAACCGATTGTGTAAGCGCCTCTGCTTGGTTTCCTATTGCGGATATTACCGCTTGGGCATCTGTATCAACAGACCCCTGACTTACAGTAACACCAAAACCAGAAACTGATAAGTTGTTGTTTGTTATTAATGTTTCATCTCCTAGCCCAAGTGTAGACGCTACAGCAGATACACCTACAACAGCAAAGGCCTGAACTGCTACTGCACCTACGGCTGTTGTTGCTAAGTTGTTAGTAACATCTACATCAGCATTTGCTTGTACAGTTTCGTTCCCAAGGGCAGATGTTCCTGCAACCCCAGTAACGACAACAGGTATAGGCTCACCCCAAGTAAGCTGTCCCCATCCACCTCTGCCAAAACCATTTACAATAGCCATTAGTTACTAGGCTATTCTAATAATTGCATTTGACGCATCGGCTGTTGGGAATTGTATTGTAAAATCTCCTGCTGTAGATGTCTTGTCTCCGCCAAAGGCTAATACGCAAACTGCTTTATCGCTATTGGTGTCGTTGTAAATAAGGCAACCGTTTGCCGTAATTGTAGCGTCACTAAAGGTTAAATCAGCAAAGTCAGTAAATGCAGTTGTTCCTGAAGTTGTTGGATTAACATTTGTTAATGCCGCGCCTGTAGCAGTATAGTTAGTTCCACTTGCTTCGTTTGTGCTAGAGTAAGCAGTTGTTGTTGCTCCCAGACTAGCCGAGCTTGTATATAAAGCTAACTTAAACGAGTTACCGCCTGACGCTTTAAAGTTATGCGTTCCTTCCATCAGTTCTTTTTTGAACGAAGTACACATTGCCTGCGAAATTGCCATTATAATCTCCTAATAATTTCTGCTGTATCTGAGTGTTGGTTTTGTTCAAGTAATGCGATTAATGTTGTTCTATCGCTTTTTATTGCTTGTTCCATGTAGAACATTACAACTTTGTTTACTTGATCCTTAAATGCTTCTGCTTGATCTGCAATTGCAGGATGGCAACTTCCACCAACAAAAACAATTCTACTTGTTGCTCTTTCTGCCCAATGACTTGCATCAAGCCCTTTATTTTCTGACGTAACAACAGTAACAACACCTGCCTCAGCCGATCCTACTTCAATCACAATTAGCTCCTACCTTGGCGGACTGCGCCTGATCTATAGCTGTCTGTAGTTCCATAACCTTCTCCAAGAGACTTTAACCGACTAACAGCTTCAGCGTATTGAGCCGAATAAAGCTGTAATAACTCAGGCTCTCCTTTTAAGAATGTATAAGATTCTACCAGACATCCATACAAAAGCGCATTTTCGGCATTATCCCCTAACCAACTTGTCCCTGTAGCAGAAACGCTAATTGACTCTGGCCTGTAGAAATAATGCAACTCAACGTCAAATGATGAGCTTGGTGTAGGTGCAACTATAAGTGTTCTTTCATCAAAAACTCCATAATACTTAGGAACTCCTGTTACTGTAGATATAGGATAAGCTTCTCTAATAAAGTTTACATCTTTGTTTAGAAGATACTCATACCCACTGTTATCAACAGCTATAGAATAGATTCCTAAGTAATCAGTTGGGGCTGAAAGATATTGATTGTTAGCAGTTAAAGAGCCTGTTACATTTTTCCTAAAGTCAGGAAGCTGTACTTCTTTTAAAATTCTTTCTTCAGCTTGCGTAACAATAGTTGGAAGGTTGGCTACAAAAGTAGATTCTGTAGTTTCCAAGTAATCTTGTATTGTCTGTTTTAATGTAGTGTATGTGAATGCCATTAGCCTATTACCACCTTAACTTCTCCTGCATTGCATTCTATGTCTAACCCAACAGTAAAGCTACCTAGCTCGGTAACACCTCCACCAACAGGGTTAAACGCAAATAAAGCCCTACTTTCATCTAATGCTCTGTCAGGCCTTGGGTTCCTTAATGCCTGATTGTCGGTAAATGCGACCTTTCCAAGCTGTAACTGGGGTTGATCAACATCAACAACATCTTTACCAACTAGCATTCCAGTAGGTCTTTGATCTTGTATCTGAGGAACAAGGTCTGTTAGCTTATAACGAAACCCTGTTCTGTCGCAAAATCCAAAAGCAAGCTTGCCTTTAGATGCTGTCAAAACCTGTATCCTCCGGGAGTTACATGCAATGAAGCTTTTTCTCTATCTGCATCTGCCGCAAGATTCCACTGCTCTTCATACTCAGCTTTAAGCAATGGCGCTTTTTGATTTGATTCGGTGTACTTAACACTTAGCTGATAAGCAAGTCCTGCAATTAAACATGGAAGAAACCTTAAAGGCACATCCATATTGTTTGACGCAGGTGATCCAGTATCTTCAACTCGTTGCATAAAGTAATAAACAAGAGTGTATGTTTCCGTGTCATCAGGGACAGGCCATAAGTTAACAGTTACAGAGCTTGGGTCTTTCTCAAGGAAAAACTGCAAAGGTTTGCCTTCTGTTAACTTGTTAGATAGATGGGCGTACTGGCTAATCGATATTCTGGTCAATGTTTGATCAAACTGGTTACTGCTGTTTCCGTTGTTTGTTCTTACAAATGCTTCAATAATATCAAGAACATCTCCGCTTAAAGGATATGTTCCATCACCGCTAGTTAACGCTTGAGTTCCTTCTTGGACTGTCCAAAGGTTTAATCCTCTGTTTTGCCACTCAAGCATCAAAAGATTAATGCTTCTTCTGGCAGTCCTGTAATCATAACCGCTACGCAACTCTAGCCCTGCTCGCTCAAACGCTTCTTCAATAGCATCGCCAAGGTCTAGGTTAAAGTTATATGTTCCGCTAGTTGCCATGTTTATTTCCTTTTGGATTTAGCTCCAGAACACTTCCATCGTTTGCGGGACAAGTTATTAGGAGTATTAGGATCATTTTGTTTCTTTTTAGAAAGCCTTTTTTTTATTCCAAGACTTCTTGCACAGTAACTGTCTCCCTTAGATGTCCCTGCACGAACCCTTGGGCCACCGCCTTTAGCGTTTCCTGATTGCCCATAGCTAACCTTTTTGCCTGACGAGGTTACCTTAACCTTTGCCTTGCCTTTTCTAGGCGTTGCCATGAATTAACCCTTTTTTGCCTTAGCTTTTGCTTTAGCTGATAAATCTTTTAAATGAAACAATTTTACACTAGATTTTGTGTGAGATTTATTCGTGTGCAAAGTACCGTCAGACATCTTGTGATTAGAACCTTTATGCTCAGTTCCATCTCTTTTGTAATGTTTAACACCTTTCATTTAAAAACCCCTATCTGTAATTTTGGTTTAACCTTTTGTCTTGCTATTTCTAGACCTATTGTCTTTTCTAGAAGAGACTCTTAGGTTACTTGGCGAGTTGTTGCCAGTGTTCCTGTCTCTGTGGTCTACGTCTTTGTTGTCACCTTTTTTGACAAGACCTCTCTTCTCCATTAGCTTTCTAGCCTTATTTCGCTCTGCCCTGCGTTTTTTCTCTTCAGGTCTGGAGTGAAAGTTTGCATACTCTAGCTTATAGTTTCTAGCCATAAGATTTAATTACTTTCATAATAATACTGTAAGTGTCACCGCTAGAGTGTCCTACGGTTGTTAACATAATATCACCAGTTACTCCGCTACCTGCATTGTTAGGTATTCCAGAAAATCCAGAAAAATCTAACTGATCAGAGTAGTCAGCAATAAGATGCCACGCTAATACGTCTGTAGAGGCATCAAACAAGACTTTTACGCTCATGCCTACAGTGCTGTACCAAATATTGCTTATGTCCACCCTAGAGCAAGCCTGACCCGTCATAGGGTCTTTGGTGAGGGCAGATACGTCAATTTTCTTGACTGCCGCTTCTCCAGAACCATCGCTGACATTGGTAAACTTAAATGTGGCAAATTTAGCCCCATCTGTAATTGTTTGTGTTGCGACTGCATCAGCCATTATATTCTCCTAAAAGAAAGGGGCGCATAGCACCCCTTAATATTTAACAATTACGCTACTTGAACGTACTCAATAATAAAAGTAAACGATCCTGCTGTAGTAGCATTAACGGTGTTAGTAATGTTACAGAAGATGTTGCGAGCTACTGCCGAGTATTGCACAGAAGCGGGAGCAGTTGCTCCATCTTGAGTTTGCAGAACTAAAGCGGTTAATGTTACGTTACCGACAACAACAGTTGTTCCTGCATCTAGAATCTCATCAGCTTGAGTCGCAACAATTTGTGCGCCAGAAGAAGAAGTTCCAACTTCATAACCAATATCACCTGACCCAATAACTGGAGCAGTAACACAAAAGATTTTAATGTCTGTGATGATGGTGTTTGCAGGCTGTACAAATGTAGCAATAGTAGGGCTGTCTCCTGCGGTAGAGTTAACAGTAACTCCGGGAGCATGACCAACGTGCTTAATGAACTTGCCGGTTACAGCAGATACAAGTTTTGTAGTGCCAGTTACAACTAGATTTCCACCAACGGTGGCATCAGTTGCATAAGTAGAGTTAGTTGTTACGGTTCCAGTAGTAGCATTTTTAGTGATATCTGAAAAACCGTTTTCTGACCGGACTATTCCGGTAAATGTTGTTTGAGCCATGGGTGTTTCTCCTGTCGGGGCCAATGTCAGTCACGAAATTGTGACTGTCAGGGAAAGTTTAATATAACGCAAAAAAGAAAAGGCGGCAAGTGCCGCCTTTTCCCATGTAACGAAAAGCTTAATTAAGCTCCCGGAGTACCGAAAACAGAACGCCAATCAGACACACCGAAAGAATATCTTTCGCGAGCCTTGAAGCGCATGTTACCTGTGTCAAAGTCCCCTTCCATTGCCGTCTTAATTGGCGAACGGTTGAAGTATTTGAATCCGTTTGGTGCGTCAGTCTTGATGAAGAATGCATCAGAATCAGTAAGGAAGTGGTTAACCACTGCGCCGTCAGGCAACATTCCCATATTCTTCATAGCATTAGCGTCGTTGTCCGCAGTTGATGAACGTAGGTTAGAGTTAAGTACTCGCTCTGCAATAAATTGCAGTTCTTTAGGAATAATTAACTTTGTGCCTTGTACAGCAATCTTTAGACCACGCTCATCAGTCATTCCTGCAATCTCAATTAGCATTTGCTCAAGAGAAGTCTCGTTGAGGTCAGCCGCAGTAGCGAGCAGGTTAGTCTGAGAACCGGATAACGATGGATGAGCCGCCGAGCACAGTGCTTGTCCGTCACCTTGCGCGAATCCACCAGTGGAAACAAACGCATTGTTAAGGATAGCCGCCGCTTTAATCTGCTTAGTCTGAGCCATTGAACGAGCCAATGCCTTAGTGTAGCGAGATGCGAGACGATCATATAAGTTATCTTCAATAGCTTCTTCAGTAATTGAGAAAGCCAAAGCGATAGTGTCATGAGTGTAACGAGCAGTGTAAGTCTCTTGTGCTTCGTCAAAGCTAATAGTACCACCTTCGCTTTTAACTGGTGCAGTAGAGAAACCGCCAAGCATTACTTCTTCTTCAAAGGCTCTGTCCGAAGACTCCTCGTCAAAGATTTCAGAATGCTCGTTCTCGTAACGATCATATTCCAACCCAAATAAAGCATTAAGGCCGGGTTCTAGCTCTTTCGCTAATTGTGCGCGTGAAATAGCCATGTGTTAACCCTCCTTAAAGGCCCGTTGTCGTCGCAGTAGTCTGCGAGTCAAAACGGCTTGTGGGTGCATTGAAGTGGGCGCTAAGACGAACTAGTAATGGAATACCTGCTGAAGCGTAATCATTATTAGCGGGATCGTCTTGGATACCTACTATTCGTAGTGCCAAAGTGGCGGTAGTGGCAATTGAACTAACACTTAGAGCACTATTACTAGACCCTGTATCGGTAGAACCAGTACGGGCAGAAGTGCCCAGAGTGGCGTTAGCGAAAACAGCGGCTTGACCCGTTGCTCGGTTAGTCAAAGTTGCATCACTTGCTACTTTGAAGATCTGGTTAGGGTTGTCAGCAACGAAAGCTTTAACAGGATAGTTAGTATCCACGCTTACAGAGCCTGACCCGGGCCAGTAGTTAAGAAAGACCGGCTTTTTCTGTACCGAATCTTGATATTCTACGCCCATAAGAACTCCCAACGCCTGCGTAGTACCACCACTGGTGGCACCTGCTTGATCAATAACACCTGCCGCCAAAGGGACGACGATGTTGTATTGAAAAATAGCGTTAGTATTGTTGGAAGCGATCTCATACTGAGTTACACCAGTAGAGTTTGACGCTGAACCAACAAGTCCTACAGGACGAAGACCATAGGCAGTATTTTGATTTGCCATAACAGTTTTCTCCTATTAATGACGAGCCCTCATTTTCGTGGGCCGCCGAAAGTTACACGAGATTGACGATCCGGTTTGGATATCGTCATCGATGAATGTGCGTTTTCTCGCATCATATCCTGATCCACTGCGTCCATCTGATCCGAACTTTTACTTGCAAAGTATGCGGTTCTTTCGTCTACAGTTTCAAGTGGAATACGAGCAAGAAGTAGTCCGCCTACTCCAAAAACACCTTCGTACTTACCTGATTCTACCGTTGGAGATTCAAAGTCAGGATACTCGTCCCTACGGACAAGCTCATAACCTTCTCTCATTTTTGCACTGATGTTCTTACTATCGTTAAAGCCACGGGTTTCAGCCCGTATCCAACGATGTTTGTAACCATCAGGCGCAGGTGGTGCATCTAACATTGACGGGGGAGCCCAAGGCTTACGCACCGCCTTTTTACTCCGTTCTGTATTTGCGCGAGAAGTTCTTTTGATGGGCGCATCCAACTGGTCGTTTTGTTCACTCATTTTCTATTACTCCTTCACGTATTTCGCGTATTCTTCTAGCGGCACACCCAATTTTTTCGCAATTGCGACTTGGCTAGGGGTGAGTCTAACCTTTCTCCCACTACTGCGCCCAGTGTTTGATCTACTAGCAGAAGCAACCGCCTGAGCGGGTCGTTTGCCCTGTTTACCAAGTTTATGCGGAAATTCTTTAGCAATCCGTCGGTCTAACTCAGTATAGTAGTCATTACCCTGCGGGTCAAACCCTTCGTCTTCCACTAATTTCTTGTGGATACCAAAAGCCGCATAGGTCATAACTTCATCTTGTCCAAACCAATCATTTTTAACAGCCCATGTTTCAGCTTTAGGGTCTGGTCTACGAGGAGCCGGGGCTTGTTGTGGCATAGGCTGTCGAAGTTGAGCTTGTTGTTGAGCCTCCGCTTGCTGACGATACCGGTCCTGTTGTAGTTTAGCTTGGCGAGCTCGGTCGTTCTCAATAGCTAGACCCGTCAGTTGGCGTTGTGCTTGCACCGCGCCTGCCGTATCACCTATTTCCATCGCACGAGTTAATTCTTTTTCAGCACTTTCTGTTTGAGTAGTCACTCGATTAGTGTATTCAGATACATAGTTAGTATCTAAATTAGCCATTCTAGCTTTAACAGAATCATTTTCTTGCTGAATCTTTTTAGCGTAATTTACAGCTTCGCCTTCACGACGTTCTGCTTCACGCATTTTTTTAGTTAAACGATCAATCCTTTTTTGAGTAGCATTTTCAGCTTTATCAAATTGATCTTCTTTGGACGGCGTATCTTCTACGCCGTCGTCAATTTCTACGCTTAGTTCTTCAACTTCTTCACTCATACATCACCTTTAATAATGGAGAACATCTTCCGGATCTAAAATTTTGGCAAGGATTTCGTCATCATTAAGAATACGAACCTCGCCCCCATCAATTGCAAAACGAGAACCCGCATAACGAGCAAACATTACCCAATCTTTTTCTTCACACCAAGCTCCTGACGGAAATTTATCAGGGTCTTTGTATGCAAGGGGCCCAACTTTAAGAACATAACCAACCTGTGTAGACACGGATTGCTCTTGAACTAGTTGATCTGGAAGATAAATACCGCCTTCTGTTTGTCCTTTACCACGGTACGGGAGTATCAAGATTCTCCAACCGGTAGGCGAAGGCATCTTATCAAGAAGACTTTTACCAATATTTTCAGGTCTTAAAACGGGCTTATCTACATAAGCGTCTTTAAGGTTATCTGCACTTGCATCAGCGACTTCCGCGTCTTTAGTCTGAACTTCTTGCTTCTCAGATTCCATTTGAAAGGCGGCACTGGGTGCGGCAGATAGGTCAATTTTTGACTTATTCATATACTACGCTCCTGTTTATCTAGCAGGCTCTTGAGTTCCTGTTCTACGTGATTTAAAGAATCTAAATTTCCCATGAGCTCACGATACTGCTCCATGGATTTTACGTTACCAAAGATCATAAGATCACAGACAGCTTGTCGGCGTTCCCTGATAACTTTAAAAACCGCCGTAACGGTAGAAATCTCATCCATTCCTATATGTCCCCATATTGTCTAAGAAAGTTAGATTTTATCCTATCATATCTTATACAAAAGAGGGAGGGTTTTATCGGATTATTAGTAACACCAACACATCTGTTCAGTCTTACGCGTGTCTACGTGTACAAAAGTTTTAGCAACACCTACAGACATCCCCATAGCTGATGCATGTTTTACAACGGCTAGGCGTTGTGCGCCTCCAGAGACTTTAATATCAGCCGCAATACCTTGCGTATGAGTGCCACCCTTTGATTTCTTGGCTTCGATGCTGTGCGTTAATGCCCGAAACCCACTAGTAATTACAAACGGAAAACCACAAGCTGCACGTAAATGGTCTAAGCCTTTTATAAACTCAACGTCCATCTCGTTTTCGCCTGTCTCTTGGCAATCAAAATCTTCTATCTTAAAGTACTTAAACTGTTCCATTACTTTTCCTTTGCTACCGCGTTCTTTTTTTCGTATGAACGCATAGCGCCCATGCCTAACATGCCCATTAGAACAGGCGTTAATAGAGAGGGGTCAACTGTTGGAACTTCAAACCAGATAGAAAGTATCTGAGATATAATCACATTATAGGCAAGACCCACACCGCACGTCCAGCCGACGAAGGGTCGCCATCCACCGATAAACAGAGAGCCAGACTGGGCTTCAGCCTTGTTTAACTCAATTTGAGCAATAGCATTTTCAGATGCCGCCTTCTCGCTCATCGTAGCTATCTCATGCGCTAGAGCATTCTTCTGGTCTTTATCTTCTATAAACTTGTCAAGAAGTCCCGTTACTGGGCCAATCAATGCTTGTAACATATTTACTCCTATTCGCTAGTAATTATAGTGTAAACTTTTAGCTTCTCAGCCTTACCTTTCGCTTCAATAGGTGGTAATGATTCTAACTCACTATTGGCTTTTTGTGCAGTGCTCTGACCTATCAGTATATCAACACCCGCCGCTTTAGTTCCAGATTCAAGCCTAGCTGCAATGTTAACAGCATCCCCTATGGCTGTATAGTCAAAGCGTTGATCTGACCCCATGTTGCCAATGATCGCATATCCACTGTTTATGCCTATACCTATCTTGATTGCAGGTAGTCCTCTCTCACCAAACTCAACATTAAGTGCCTCCATATTAACTTGTATCTGTCTGGCACACTTTATAGCCCAGTTCTCATGGTCTTCTAGGTCTAGGGGCGCACCAAATATAGCCATCATGGCATCACCTATGTACTTATCTACCATGCCATAGCATTCGGCAACGGCAGATTGCTGGGCTGTAAGGGCTTTATTCATTATATAGGCCACTTCTTCGGGCGTTACACTCTCTGACAGGGCCGTGAACCCACGAACATCAGTAAACAGGAACGTACAGTACCGTTTTTCACCTCCTAAACGCAGTAATTCAGGGTTTTCTTGCAATCTTTTGACCTGCCTTGGGTCTAAGTAATGCTCAAACTGCTTTTTAATTAACTGTCTGAGGTTGTATTGTTCTTTGTAATTAAGGTAAAAGGTAGCAGAGGCTACGGCAAACTGAGAGATTATTGTCCACGTTACATCTATTAAGAACCCACGATGTATAAGAGCTACCCCAAGCGCACCCATACCTATTATCGAAAGGATTGATAGGGCTAAACCAAGGTACACTCCTAGATAGTTAATAAATACAAAAACTAGCAGTACCCCAAAGACAAAATTTAGCATCTCGTACAGTTGAGCTTCATTAGGTATCATAGGCATACGCTTGTTAGACGCATGAATAATAGTCTCAGCTAGAGATGCTTGTATCTGGTGGGGGTAAAGTAGTCCCTTGGGGGTAGCAACCTGTGGCAATATACCTTTAGCTGTAGTTCCTACTACTACCACTTTACCTTCTACATCCATTTTATCTAGTGATGTTCCTTCCGTAGCCACCCAGTTGACCCAGACCCTACCGTCACTGTCTGTTGGTATGGGGTTAAGCTGCTTAACCCTTACTTCTTGTATACCATTAGCATTGGTCTTAATCACGTACGTACTTGTTCCTGTAACAGCTTTTAGTAGTTGAGTGCCAAAACTAGCCATCCACCCATCAGGACTACGCATTAACAAAGGCATACGACGTACTAAGTTATCTACATCAACAGGGGCAGATACTATGCCTTGTAGGGCTACATCTCTAAGCACTTCTATGTTTTGAGTTACACCCTGTGCATCTATGCCCCCAATGTCATCTCCAAGAATTACCGTTCCTTCTGTTTTTGGTAACTCTTTAAAACCGTCAGTCTCAAACATAGCTATTACGCTAGGGTAGTACGATAGAGCTTCAGCAAAGTTAGCGTCACCTCCAAACCTGTCAGGCTCACTAAATACAGCTACCCATGAGACTGATAAAGCCCCTGCGTTTAACAAGTCTATATGTATTTTAGCTAGACGTTCTCTAGGGAAGGGCCAACCCCCCTCTGCTTGTATATCCTCTTCGGTAAGGTTAAGCAGTACTATAGCGCCTGTAGGCTCCTCTGTTTTAACAAAAGCATCGAAAGTACGTAGCTTTATAACTTCAACTAG